CAGAGACACCTACTGGTACACCTCAAAAAATGGGAACACCTACCCCTTCTGGAACTCCTTCTGAGAAATCAGAAACTCAAGGAATGAGTGGTGGTCGCAGAAAAAGCCGCAAGGTAAACCCTGCTCTTAAATCATGGGTTAAATTTGTTAAGAAAATTCAACACGAGGAGAAAATTAGCTATCCTGAAGCAATGAAGGCTGCTTCTAAGAGAAAGAGTGAGTGGAAACGTGGTGGTGGAGATGATGGCGACGAAAATCATGAGGAGAACAATGTTGCTCCTCCTCCTGCTGCTGGTCCTCCTGTTGCTGCTGCTGGTCCTCCTGTTGCTGCTGCAACTGAGATTCCTCCTTCTACTGAAGGCCAAGGCGAAGAGGAAGGTGCTTCTATGGGAGGCTCAAGACGCCGAAGACGTAGTCGCAAACAAAGAGGTGGCAATGTTGATGACTTCGATGGAAACTGGAGCAAACAATATGGCCAAGCTGCCGGTTCAAGAAAGAGACGTAGAGGCTCTAGAAAGTCACGCAAATCAAGACGCCACAGACGTTAAATATTAATATAAATATTATTCAAATGCTTTAACTAACATACATAAATCATTTATATTACATTCTTCTAACAACTGATTATATTTAGAAATTGTATTAGATACTGATTGCCTTTTCCAAGGTATAATATTTACTGTTTCTTGCAACAAATTTAAAAACATAATAACAAAATTATTGCTTGTTTTTATGTTCTTCTGTAAATCTCCAATTAATTTTAAATAGCATATTCCAAATGCGTACTGATCCCATGTGCCACTAAATTGTAATATATCAGTAATTATTTGGTCACAACTCTGATTTACATATTTAGAAAAATAAGAAAGTAAAACATTATCTTCATTTAGTCCAAGATTAGACAAAATAGTTTCAACATTATTAAGTGATAAACTAGCTAATTTGTTAGTTAGTACATAACATAAGAGATGTATTTCAGGAGGCCAATATATATATTTTGGATTATATACAATAAAAATATGATTTAAACAATCTCTTATTTTTGTACTTTTTAAATCTAAAGAAAATCGAAAATTTGTTAGTATTGGTACTTCAAAACTATTTACAACTATACTTTTAAAACCAATATTATTGTGTATAATATTATGTCTAACTAACAAATTTATAGAAGACAAAATGCGACTATAAAAGTTAGTCAGAGTATATATATATTTTCTAGAACAACTTAAAGACCGAAAAAAACCATCAATATAAATCAACTTTTCGTCGACATATCTTAACAGCATATTATTATCATCTTTTATAACATTTACTGTCTGTAAAATGAACTTATCCGAACTTAGTTCGGCAATTTTTACCATCTCAGCACTCTGAAAAGTATGAAAATGTGACATATAATTTGGTAACATTTTGAGACGATTTATAATATCAATTTCATTTTGCCCAAAAAAATCGGTTTTAACATATCTGCTTTTAAATTTCGGACTAAGTCCGGATTTTAAGTCCGGATTATAAGCATCCTGGTCTAAATCCAAGAAAAAAAATACACACTTATTTTTTAACATTTTTCTTACTACTATAAATTAATTATAGCAAATTAGGTTTAATTTGTTTTTGTAAGTAAGAAATAACGGTTTTTATATGTCTTTTTAATTTTGTTTTGTATTTGTTTCTGATCATTTATACCTTGTGCACATATTTGACTAACTGACTGACGTAAAATTCCCTCATTTTCTTTACAAAATAGCAGAAATGCTGTCTCTGGTTTGTTATCATTAGTAATAATATGGCGATCCATTGCTTCTAGTAATTCATGATCTACACTAATATATTGTCTACGCTGTTTAGGTTCTGACTTTATAGGGTTCTTCTTTCTAAAATAATAACGAGCACTTTTGAACATTTTAGTCTCAATATTATCTTCATCTTTATATCCTAATTCAATAAGTCGCTCGGTTTCTCTTGAAATAATGTCAGCTTTTTCATCACACCATTTTTCCCATGCTTCCTTAAAGTCTTTTCTATGGTCATATTGGTGTATTTTAGAATAATTATATAGCTCTTCCATAAATTCTTCAGTAAATTTAAACCGATAAATAGAGCGCTCTATTTTATCATTTGTATTAATATTATTATTATTTATTTCATTATTTAATTCAGTATTTAATTCAGTATTCATTTTATTCAAAATTCTGGCTTTTATTTCCTATTTTACAATTCTTTATACAATTATTTTATAAGTAATTAAATTTTTCAATTTTTTATAAAAATCAAAAATGAATTTAAAAAAAATAAAAATATAGAATAAATGAATTTTCCAAAAACATTTACAATCACAACACAACCTTATTTAGACAATAATCAGTGCTATAAAAACATTTTAACAATAAATATTGTTCCAGATGGGCCATTACAGACATTTGTTAGAAGATTAAAACCAACTCGTTTATCACCATTTCAAGTTAATGATGGTTACAATTATAACTGTGGATGCAATCTAGTTCTAATTAATCCATTTCCATATATAAATAATTGTCTTTACAATTGTTCAAATATGAAACAATGTGACAACTATATGACACCAAATGAAATACCAAATTTATATTCTTTTTTAACAGCAAATGGTTATCAAATAGAAACACAACTAACAAATATGATGAATAATAGTGAAGTAAAACTAACAAATAGCCGACTAGTATGTTCAGCAACATATTTTGGAAATAACCAACCAAATATTACCTACACTAAATAAATACTAAATAAAATTGAATTAATTATAGTATATTAAAATATTAATTATACTATAATTATATCTATAAAATGAACACATCATCATCATTTATATCTGAACTTCCATTACCAAATAATTTTCAAAATTATGATACTGATACTCAATCATCTATTATTGAATATATTACTCATTTATCTGATTTAGAGAAAAAAGCATATAAAATAGCATACAATCATCTAGGTTCATCTTTTAATGTTCTTAAAAGCAATGGATATAATGACTGGTTAAAAACAAGAAAATAATTTAACGCATATTTAGTCTCTTAAAATCAGCAAATGTCATTGCGTATTTCTTATCAATAGTCTTTCTATCTATTTTTTTTAGCAAACTCATATTTGATAATCGACCTTCCCATGTATATCTATTTGCATTTTCCTTTAATAACATCTCTTCTGGTGTTGATGTTGAATTTACATTTGGTAAATTTGCCTTGATATGAGCAGGTAATACATTTTTCTTGTCAATTCGAGACAGTTCACTGCTATTATTAGAAACAGAATTATATGATTTTAACTTGGCAAACACATTTTTTTTATCAGTTTCTATTTCAGGTTTGTTACTTTTTAATGTATCTTGTTCTTCTTTCTTTAACTTAGCCTTATTAAGTTCATCTTCAATATCAATAAAAAGAGGTTTACAAAAATAAGTTAGTACAAATTTGCGACCAACTGGCTCCAAAAATCGGTAAGGAATTGTATTATTACTATAATATTCAAATGATTTTTTACTATTATTATAGCGCATATACACATTACCAAGGGGGGTCATCTCATTTACATAATTATTCATGAATCCATCTAATTTCTTATTAAGCATATATTCATATGCTTGTGTCTTAAATTCTTCATCTTTTACATTATTCTCATGTTCTTTATTTAAATTCTCTTGTGTTTCTGCCAAAATTTCACATAATTCAATATATAAATCATTTAAATTATAAAGTTCCGGATCATCTTCATATTTCTCTTCAATATTAAAAAATTTTATTAAAAGTTTGATACCTTTTTCATTAATATCTATCATAACTCCATTTTCATCTACAACAGCACAATCACAAATACGCTGGATTTTAGTAATTGTCCATGATAAATTATCTATTGCTTTGGCCTTATCATTAGTAAATTGTTTCTTTAGTTCTTCATATTTATGTTGCTGTAGTTCTAATTCAGTATCTGTAAATGTATATTCATTTTTAAAGTTCTTAAATCGTTGTAAATATTTATCTTCAAATTTTTCCTCTTTTTTATCTTCTTCTTTTGTCTTATCTGTATTATTATCTTTATTATCATCTTTATTATCATCTTTATTATCATCTTCAATCTTATCATCTTCAATCTTATCATTTTCTTCTGTATCTACAATTAGATTATTAGGTTCAGTATTTGTTTTTCCACCTTGAAAAATACTTAATACCAAATATTCTATAAATTCATCTTGTTTTTGAAATGATCTATTAATTTCATACACTAAAAAATTATAAATTTTGCGTAAATTATTTAATAATGTATTATGTACTACAGGATTTGATAATACAATTATAAAACATATTGTATTTACTATTTTAATTAGAGATATCATCGTATAATTATATGTATTAAATATATTTAAGCTATTTTACACATATTTCTTTTTAATTTCATCAAATAAATCATTCATTTCCTTAGTTAAAATAGGTACTGGTAGTAATTCATATGTTTTCTCTGGATTATCAGGATGTATTCTAACAAGACACAAATTTGATACCTTCTTTCCATATTTTGTCTCTAATATATGTCTATATGTATTTAATTGGAGTGCATAATGCCAATAATTTGTATCAGGTATTTGACCTATAATTGGATTAATAGCATATTTCTTCCAATTATTATCCTTTGTTATTTCTTTTGCACGTTTCCAATCATAAATAGATAATGTACCATCAGGGTTCTCATAAACCATATCAATTGACCCAGCAAGTTTCACATCTTCATCAAAAATCATCCACTCAGTTCTGTAAGGTTTCATATCTGGATGATCTTCAACAAACTTCAAGAAATATGACCACTCAGGTCCTCTAGTAACAGTATCATTTATTGACTTATAATGGTTCAATAGCTGTATATGAGTATATCCTGATGCTAATACACTATTATTCATAAATACTTCGATTTGTTCATGTAAATTAGTTCCAGCATCTGCTACAGAGGTACCAGATGACATCCAAGAGGCCTTAATTTGCTCAGGTGTTTGACCCCAATATTTATTATCTGGGTTCCAATTCTTGCCTTTCATCATATTTGCAATAACCGCATCGGCATCAAATTTTGGAAAATGTGACTTATTCCAAGTGGTGACAGATGTATATTTAGAATTAAGATCAGTTAAAATTTCATATTTATGCCCTTTTTCATAGAAACGAATGTGATTATCACGAATTTCTCTGTTAGTAAAATATAAAGTCATTTTATCCATTTTATAAATTTATATACTAATTATATCTTTAAATTAGTATTTAAAGTATTATTTCAATTTTTATTAATTTTATGTTTATTTATCCAATTTTGGTGTATGTAATACAATTATTATTGCTTGCTACTGAACCACCAGATAATTTTCCAACTAAATATATAGTTGTAGAAGTTGTTAATACAAATACGGATGTTATATGAGCTGACCACGTACCCGAAGAGGAACCTATATAATTTGTTATTAATCTAGTATTATCAGGAGTTGCTGATGTTGTTGATAATGATATTGTATACGAATTAGCTGAAGTAATATTAGCAGTTGGAGTAAATTGACCTTCTACAAGCCAAACACCTGGGCTAGCTATTGTAATCGGAACCAAATCTTGAAAAGATGTATTTATTACTGGAGTTGAAAGTGGAGTTATTATTCTATATCCTAGTTGAGTATTCGTCATTCCAGTATAAGTTTGACTAATATACATATTACTATTAAAAGTTTTATTACCTGTAATTGTTTGATTTGTATTAGTAGTTACAATATTTCCTGTTGTTTGTTCTGTTCCATCTGGAAACTTAATATATTCAGATGTTATTGTAATACTAGGAATAGTAGGTGTTGGAACTAAAAAATATAATAACATATATCCATTACCACCAGGTAATGCTACACCCCCACCCCCACCTCCTCCGCCTTTTTGGCCAGAAACTCCAGCAGTTCCACCAATTTCATAATTAATTGTTGTTGAATCAAATGTAGTTGATAATGACGGAACACTACCTCCATTGTTACCAAGATATGGATTATCACCATTAATTCCGGTATTTCCAGTTCCATATCCAGAATCTACACTTGTAGTTCCACCTAATCCCTGAAAACCAGGTCCTGCATTAGTTCCAGCATTAGCAGTTGCTTTTATTATACTATTTTCAGCAAATGTTGAATTTAATGGACTTGTATTTGATGCGTTCAAAACTACTTGTAAAGGTAAACTATTATTAACAATTGATGTACCAATAACATAACCGCCACCACCACCACCACACTGAGGATTTGCTGCTGTTCCATACCCACCAGGACCAACTAAGATATAATTATAACTAGCAATTTTATTATTTAATATAATATTATAAGTATCAACTGCTGTAAATTCTAGATAATAATATTGTCCATTTACAGAAGTTTGTAGTGTGGGAACATTTGAAGGATTACCAGCAGTTACAGTAATTATATTAGGATATCCATTAACATTAACTATACCATTAACATTTAAATTGGGTCCAGTGCCGGCTGTTTGGCCAGTAGGACCAATAATTACATTACCAGAATTAGTATTTATAATATCATTTGTATTAATTGGCGTCCAATAAGAAATGCCTGTTCCTGGTGAACCCTGAGGTCCAGTAGCACCTGTAGCACCTGTGGCTCCTGTGGCTCCTGTGGCTCCTGTGGCTCCTGTATCTCCTGTAGACCCTGTAGACCCTGTAGACCCAGTAGCTCCCTGTGCTCCTTGAGCTCCTTGTGGACCTTGAGGTCCAGCACCAGTACCCCCACCACTACCACTACATAAAGATGTACCATCTTGAAAATATATACAACCCATATGTATAATTGAA